TGTGCTTCTGACAATGCGATGAAGTTCTCGATAGCCGATGTTAAATCGTCTCTGTTTAAGAAGTCCGCTATTGCAGTCTTTAATGTAGTAAACGTATTTATAGCCATAGTTTCATTATATCCCTATTTGGTTAGGTATGTAGTTAATTTTCAGGGTTGATATAACCGCCATGATACGCTTGATACGGTGTTCTTTCTCTGTTGCCATATTCGTATTCTGCTTGATTATGAGCCTGTATATATTCTTCTTCAGTGTTGAACCACTCCCTTTTTGGCATCATCTGTTGATACCTAATCTCGTCTTGGTGTGTTCTAAACCTAGGGTAGTCTGTTGACGCACCGAACTTTGATACTGAATCTTGACCAAAGAAGGACGGTTGACTGTAGTCGTTATCAAAACCTAAAAGACCCTTTAACCAACTCATGTTAGGCTCGTCTTCATATATTGCTGACATATTATCAACAGGCTTCTCTTTTGCTTGTGCGGTTATTAAGTCTAATATTCCATCACCCATAATATCTCCTAATCTAATAAGCCGTTCTTAGGCTTTTTCTTGTCTGTTGAAATAATCTTAGCGTCATCTACGTTGAAGGTAGTAAGCTCACCATCTCTTCTGTTTCCATATATGCCGTGCTTAGATAATAATGCTTGAGCCTTGTCTTCACCTAGCTTCTTAACTAACTCAGGATATACGTCAATACCACCGTCTTCTAGGTCTAGTTTGAAGTCTGTATCTTTATCAATCTTCTTGAATGCTTTAGTAACGAAGTCTGATTGACCACCATCACCCCAATTAATAGATTTCTCCATATAGTCATGAGGTAATTCAATCTTCTGTAGGTTTGAGCCTACCCAATCATTAGCGCCTTTCTTGCCGTCAAACAAGTAAACGCCTTTGCCTAGTGTAGATGTTCTTTGCTTAGACTTATCAAACTTATCGTAGCTACCTGATGTAGAGCTTCTGTAAACAACTAACGGCTCTTGTGCTAATAGTCCGCCTTTTACTTTCTCAGGCTTGGCATTGTTATCCTTGTGTGCTTTGTTCCAAATGTCGTCTAACTCACCTACACCGAAGGACTCACCTGTTTTTGTTTTATATTTAAAATCACCTGAATCTGTCTCTTCTAGCCAATTAAATTTCCTAAAGAAGTCATTGTTTGTTACTTTGTAAATAACTATGTCTTGAGATGTTTTATCAGCAAATGTTTTCATCGCATCCATAAACTGTGTTCCCAATCCCTCGCTCTTGCCTAAGACTGCTATGTTTGGCAAGTATATTACATCCTTCTCTACACTTATATGAAAATACACATCGTTTCCGTTTACTGATATTTTACTTCCACGGTCGCCAATACTATCAGCAATACCTTCAGGCACTTCAACATTTCCTGAGTATTCTCCACCAAGGTCTTTAGCAATAGAACTTCTAATGGCTTGCTTTTTAGTGTTCTGTCTTTGATACGCTTTCGTAATAAACGCACTACTATCATCATACTCCAAAGCCTCTTTTTCTAACTCCTGCCTAATATCTAGTGTCTTGTTAGGCTTAGTCTCTTTACCAACCTGACCTAATAGACCATCGTCAATCTCTTTACCGTCTTTTTTTACAATATTCATGCTATCTTCATTAAAGACAACAAAGTTGTTTGTTTTCTTTTGGCTCTCTTCTAAAAATGCTTTGGCATCAGCTTCATTGTCAAAATGCTTTCCAAGACTATTAGGCTTCATGTTGTCTTTAACCATCCAATCACCCTTAACGGTTTCTTCAGGAGTTGATAACATGTAATTAGAATTTCTACTGTCGCTGTCTAAGAATTTAACACCGGGTATGCCTAGCTTCTCTAACTCTTTGGCAGCTAATTTAGACTCATAGTCTCCTTTTCCTAGGGATTCCAATATATCCCTTGCACGAACTTGACTGTATCTTCCTGCGTTAAACTCTTTAATCATGTATTTGGTTTTACCCATCACATTAGATTCATCTAACTGAATACCTTTTAACTTAGCCAATACATTTGGTTGTTGGTCAACAGGAACATCCCAATCAATCATATCATCAACAACTTTATCAGGAACATCTACATCATAAAGACTACCTTTTTTATCAAACTCTATATTATTCTTACTAGAGTAATCCCTAAGGAAGGTTAGTGCTTCATCATTCTGCTTCTTAATGCCTTTTACAGGACTATTTTTAGACCTTGTTTCTAATTCAGTAAGACTCTTCTGTACATCACCTTCATTCTTTAATAGAGTGATAAAGGCATTTTGAGAAGCATCGCTTTGATTAAAAGGAACAGGCTCTCCATCAGAGGTTAGCTTGTCTATCTTATCATTACCTGATAACCTTTTTTGATAGCCACCTGCAATATCAGGGTTCTCTGCTAGGTAAGTACCCCAACCCCATGCTTGTGCGCCTTCACCACTTCCCATCTTATCATGGTCAAACTTATCGAAATCATGTGGTGAGCCATGGTGAGCAATAATATCTTTTCTACCGACATTAGGCATAATTCCACCTGTTGATAGCTCAAGAGCTTTATCCGTAACATTCTCTATAGCTTCACCCCACTCATTAGCAGGAGGTAGCTTCTCACCTGCAAACTTACCTGCTTTACCTGCTAGGTATGTTCCACCTGCTGCTAATGCTACTGCGTCAGGACCTTTATGAAGACCTTCGTAAGTGAACATATCTTTAACGCCTTGAGTCATAGCGTTTGCTTGGTCAACTTGTGCTTGATTAGTTATGTCGCCTGTTGCTTGTTGAGCATAACCTGAGCCAATGTCAAATAATCCACTTGCAACCTTCTCGGGTTGAGCAACTAAGTTCATACCACCTACAGCGTTTTCTGCAAACCATCTATCAGCATTAGACACTTGTTCGCCACCTGCTACACCATAATCTGTAGGGTCAGAGCCACTATAAATATCATGACCACCTGTCTGTGAACTACCTGCTAAACTTTGGAACGTACCATCATTAGTATATGGAACTTCAGGCATCTGTTGTACTTGCTGTTCCATAGGTTGCATAATCTTCGCCCTTGCTTCAGGTGGTACATTTTGAATGAATGCTGAGACAGGATTCTGATTACCTACTTGCTTGTATAACTCATCAGTAAAATCTTCTAATACGTTGAAGCCACTTAACTGCTTTATTTTATCCATCTGAGCATAGAACTGCTCGTCTGTTAGTTTGTTAGCCATAGTATTATCCGTTACTTAATATTTCCAAGCACACCTTCTTTTGGCGTATTTAGATATTTTTGATAGTCTTGAACCTGTTGAGCATATTGTCCAAATCGTTCGAGTATGTATTTAGTCTTTTCAGGTCCAAGCTGTGAGCCTGCCTTATCCATAATCATTTGTCTAGTGTTAGCAATCATAGAGGGTGTAATCTTGTTAGGATTAGAATAGTCTCTCATGTGACCACTAATAGCAGAATGTGCCATGCTGTTCATAGGGTTGAATCCCATGAATCCACCTTTAAACTCTTTATCAATTACGTTATGGAAGAACTGATTTAAGCCTAATAAGCCTGTGTTGACATTGTTGTATAAGTCTTCATCATTATCAGGCACTGCTGATGCTTGTTGCTCTACATGTTGTATTGCTTGTGCAACTACAGCGTCAGGTGTAATATCTTCAAATGTACCACGAGTATCTTCAACCACGTATTCTTGTGACTGAGGCATCATTGGTGCTTGTTGTGTTGGTGGTTGTTGTGTTGGTTGAGTAGGTGTTACAGCCTCTTCAGGTAGGTTGTTCCAATTGTAGCTAGAGTCATGGAACACAAGTCCATCGTCTTCCTGTCTATCTAGTAATCCCATGAATCGCCCGTATCCTACTTAATATGACGCTATCTTACCATATCACACAATGCCCTTTACGTTTCTTTTAATTGACTTACCCCATGACTCTGCCATAGGTCTGTAGCCGATTGCTAGGTATCTGAAAGCATCTGCTCCATGAGATGACCAATCGTGCCTAGGTCGTGAGCGCCAAGTCTTACCGTTCTCATCATAATCACGAGAATAGTTAATCAAACAATCTACACCTTTCTCACACTTAACCTCATCGAACCAACACTTGTCTAGTAGTGAACGCACTGCCTGAATACCATCATCAACCATAAGCATAGGAGCAATCTCTACGTTCCTAATGCCTAGGTTATCTAATACCTCTAGCCTTGACTTACCTGAGCCTAATTCTCTCACTCTAACGTCATGTGGCAAGATGTGCTGTTCATAGATATAACCTTTCTCTTGAAGTATTCGAGCATAGTGGTCTAGTCCAACACCTGATGCCTCGTAGTAATCAATGATGTGAACCTCTGTGCCAATGTATTGTGCAAACCATATAGCAGTGGAATCACCTACACCTAAATCCCAAGCAGTAATAACAGGCTTATCTCTACTGTATCTAACCTTACCAATTCTGTCTTCATCTCTAGCTCTACGCATCTCTGTCGTATAGTAAGAGCCTTCACTAAATATTAAGAATCCGCCTTCCCAAATATGGTCATACATATCAGGACGTTTCTTCTTGTCTTCTAATCTTTGCTCTTCAAGCACTCCAGGAAACCAAGGATTGTCTGAGTAGTTTATTTCACATATATGCGCATTATCAGGAGTATTCACTCTAAAGCGTTCATGGGTTGCGCTGTACTTGGATTCAGGGTTATAACTAATCCACACTTCTGAG